TGCTAATAAACTCATTAAATTCTTTAGTACATTCCATAAATTTCCTCTTCTTTGCTTAATTCTAGGTTATCAATCTCTGTGAATTCTCCGCAATGACAACACTTTAATATATAATATCTATACGCGTAAGGATTAGTTAGCGCTGAAGGGACTAAACTTAATTCTCTGCATTTTGGACACTGGATTTCCTTATTCACTCTAGAGACTCCTATAAAATAACTTCTTTAGCGTGTAATATATCGTCTATTCTGCTATAATCATCCATTTTAATATCATGCTCTATAAAAAAGTTAACTCTTTTATATTTATCTTTTAGGGTATTTTGCATGAAATAGTGATGTAAATCATTAGAGCCATCTAAAAGTAAATCAATTATTTTCGGTGCGTATTGTGCTAATCCTGCATTATCAAGTTCTAATGTTTGACTGTTTTTATTATTACAGCCTGATAAACTTAGCATATATTCAACAGTACCGCCGTTGTAAATAACATCATTCCACGCTACTAATGATGGATTAATTGCACACATCCCACCATCGATCAAGTGATTATGAGCAGCGAAATAAGTAGGAGCGGAACAAGATGAAATAATAACATCCGCAAGCTTTTCGTCACTATCTTTTGTTGTCATGTTGCTAAAAATTTTAGGCTTTTTCCTCTTCAAATCGAAAGTAGGAATTATAATTTTCTTTTTTAAATCTTTTAATTTTACAGCTCCAAAAATAGCATAAATTACTTTTTTTAATTTTTCTATATCGTATTTTGGTTGATATATATTGATATCTTGCATTTTTTCAAAAATACTCTGCTTAAAAATGCTTGGAATAAAATGTAAAAAATAGTCATGTGTTTGTTCAGCACTAATGCCATACGCATACGCCCCAGCGATAATTGACCCAGCCGAGCTACCAGCAAAACAGTCAAAAGATGATAATAACGCTTTATTTTCGACAATATATTTAGACGCTCTCGCAATTTTAACGCCTCCGCCATCAATACTTAGTACTCTCATTTTGCACATCCTTTATTTTTGCATTCTCTAAACTCTAGCTCTAATTTTTCTAATCTCTTACTGAACTCAGAAAATAAGAAGCTAGAATTGCCAAACTTTTCGGTGAAGATTGCTAACTGTAATTTTAGCTCGTTTATTATACCGCTATTATCATCGAGTTTTGTTGTTAAATCTTTGAATGTTTTACTTATAAAATAGCTTAATAATGAAAAAATTATCATAGCTATGCCAATTAATAAATTCTCTAGTGTCACGTTCATCTTTTTATTCCTCAGAGTATAGCTTTATTATAAATAATACAAAATAGAAAATCAAGAGTAAGGCATCAAAAATAAGACAAGAACAACATTTGACAAAGAGCCACCACTTTTATTATATGCACATAATTCAACATTATTAGGTAGAATGACATCTAATTCTGTTGTTGCTGTATAATTTCCAGCGGTGAGAGTAATAGAAGCACCTGCAATATCGGAAAACGTTGATACTGCTGTACGAGCTCGCAATTGAATGACTGTATTAGAAACGGCATTCCCCCCTGCAGATACTCGCATTCTAATTAAATGATTGGCTCCAAAAATAGGTTGTCCTGTATTATTTGTTTGCACGTCCCCCGTTCTTAGATATGTTCCAACGGTAACATTTCCATCTTTGGAAAATACAAAACCTGGCGAGACGCCTGGCGAGACTTGAGCGAACCATGGGGCCGAGAACTCCTCAAATAAATTCAAGATACCTCCATAATTCTAATATCAGAACTAGAGCCAGCAACTGCATAGACATCAACGCTAGAGCCTGCCAGATATAGTTGTGTATTTTTGGAGGACAGTGCTATTCCATTGGCTGTTGTGACGCTAGAATTTCCAATATAGATAGTATTATTGCTAATATTTTGAATAACAATAGCTCTACGGTTGCTTAAATTGCTAGCTCCAACACTGAGTTTAGTAGCCGAAGTTGTGAGCGTTTTTGACGTTGTTTGCAAGGAAGTGTTAAAGTAAAATAGCGACTCAACAAACATCCTATTTTTGCCAGCTCCTGCCTCGACATCTACAGCAGAGAGTTCTGAATTTCCAGTAATCTTAGTAGTTGTGCTATATTTCAATTCCTCTGCTGTTGCTGTCATAAATTATCCTTATTTTTCAATAAATTCAATTGATGTGTAGATATCAGAAGCCTCATCGTCTAAGTTTGTAACAGTTACTTTTATTGCTTGCAATCCTGTAGATAATATTGATAAGCCTTCAATTCTTTGATGGAAATTCATCGAAGGTTGTTGAAAATATACATATTTGTTAACAAATGTAGTACCATCAACCGCATAAGCTATTTCAACTTTTACCGCACTTCTAGCACCAACAAGAATGCCTAAACCACTGAATAATTTTGTATCTGTAATCACATAATCTAGTACATCAGTAGCATCTTTTGCTACTGCAGTACCTTTTTTGTAGCTTACATATCGAGTTCCAAACTCTGTAATCGATGCATTGATACTACCATCAGCATTTATAGCTAGTGCATTTGTGCCGTCAGAAATCGCAATATTATCTTGAGATGCATCAATATCACGAATATCAAAATCTGTAGCGTGAACATTAGCAGCTCCATTAGCATCAATTGCTAATTTTTGAGTAGCTGTATCGCCACTAGCGCCGTCAACGATAATGATTTTTAATTCATCGTCTCTAATCGATTTGACGCCAACACTTCCGTTATAATCAGCCATAATAACCTCCTTAAAAACTAAAAAAAATCACTAAAATAACAATTATTTCAATGATTACTGCAAATTTTGTAATATTTGTTCAGCTTCTCTTACTCTCACTTGAATTTCTTCAAGTTTTTTTTGTCGCTCTACTAACGTCCTCTTTGCTTCTAATACATTTTTTTGCATCTCAGAATAAGATGCCTGTAAAGCAAAACAATCTTTACGAGCTAAGGACAACTTTATTTCTTTCTCATAATCGATATCTTCGAATTTCATGCGGGTAACTCCTTGTAAAATATAAACAATTCATAGTAATTTGTGTCGCCTACTATCGAGCTGTTTAAGATTTTTGCGGTTAATGTTTGTCCCGCCTCTAGTAGTATATCAGAATCAAAACTAACAGAGGGGGAAAAATAAGAATTGTGTAATGAAATAATAGGCAGGTTGTCAAAAAACAAACGCAATATGCCATTTCCGTTGCCACAAAACAAAACCTTTTCAATGCGATACTTTTTATTATTTTCAGCCACTTTAGTGAATACTAAGTCATAGTTATTACTAACAATATCTTTATTTGCGTAATATCTTTGTGTTTCATATACGGATGCAGTACCTGCATTAACTAATAATTTGCCCTCAAAGTCCACATTTAAGACCTGAATTTTATCACTAGCTTGCTCATATCCTAATAATACGGTTCCACTTATTTCGGGTTTAATTTCTCTGTGTTCTTCTTGTAATTCTGTATAAGTTGTCATTTAATTACTCAATTCTTCAACACTAATTGAGCCGTTAAGACACAATTAAGCTGATTAACTTTTAACCTTATCCAAGTACCACATATCAGACCGTCACAAAAATTAACTCCTGTAATACCATGCAAATAAGCCCTTTTGACTTCTACCCATTCTCCTAATTCGTTATTAGTTGACGTGCAAAGTTCCACCACAAAATAACTATCTGAAGTTAAATTTGACCAGCTGTAATTTACAAAAAATTTTGCATAGGCGTTACAGCGTATCGGTCGAGATGTAAAACTATTACTAATATTTTCAATTAAATTTTCAGTCCTCGACCAATGGTCCACAATAATCCCCTTAATTAAGCGTTAATATAAGTACACTTAATCGCATCTAATGCCCCAGCTCTTGTTTGTAGTGCCGAACCTTCAAGAGTAACTTCAACCGCACCATTCTCAGGTATTTCTACAGAAGGAACTTTAAAAACAACTCGTGGGCATTCAATTACCATCTTTTGGTTATCTAGAAAGCCTACAATCATCTTCATATCAAATTCAAAAAAGCGTTTAGCTTTTAAAATTAGATTTCCTTGTTCCGCTGTCAAGTGTAGCACAACGCTCACCGTGATAGCCGTTTTCGAGCCGTCAACAAATCCCCTATTTCCATCTTCACCATAATAATTATCTAAATCTGTTAATTGAGGGTCAATTTTAACTGAAAAAGATGTAACAGTATCAACAACAGTAGCCCCATTATCAAACGAAACACTACCACTTAAATCTGTTGAAATTTGAGCGTTATCAGCAGGAATATTATAGCCAAATATCGGGTAATAAGGAACTAAATAACCTGTTGCTGTTGCTACTACTGAAGCGTTTAAGGCTACTAGATGTGTCGTTGTGTTGATTCCAGTTACCGCCAAACTTCCAGTTGCTCCAGCTACTACCGTACGCCCATCAGTATCAACAATCATTACGCTTGAACCAACTTCAAAATTTTGTTCTTGTCCTACAACCACCGCAATAGATGCACCTGTTGAGGATGTTAAAATTTTGGCTGGAATTGATACTTTTGAGTCTCTCGCCTTAATATCCATTGATATTTTAGCGGCGTCATCTCCTGCACATTCAAGAGAAAAAGTTTTAATATAACAACCATTTGTTACTTGTCCAAACACATTATTAGCTGTCAATAGTGTGAAAGTCGTGCTATGTGGTTGTTTCATATCGTATACAGCTGTGTTATTTTCGTCAACGCTTTGATTTCCAAATGCAGATAGCAGAATTGTTTTTAATCCGCTTGGCATATAGATATCTCCGCCTGATTCGCCTAGCAATACATACATTTCCATACTGCCTTCAGCCATCTTCTTTTTCTTGTATATTGAAGATGCTTGACGACCTGAACGGTGAGCAGTTTCAGCATATTCTTGCGAGAAGTTTACGCCTGCTTTTGTGATGTATATCCAGTCATCGGAGTCGGTTCCTACTGTTTCAATTCCAGCATTTCCCACGCCTAATTTTAACAAGCTTGCAACGTCGTCGGATGTTGCAGGAGTAATTACCACTGAGGATAATGTTCCAGTTGTTTGGCTATACACATGATATACAGCTGATGAATAATCACACCATACACGCACATCATAATTAGCAGTTGCTAGAGCTGTGTTTATTTTGGTTTCAAGTTCTACAGCGATTAAATCGCCAGTAGTTAGAGAGGCATTTGATATTGTTATTTCTAATACACCCGTTCCATCTACATTGATGTTAAATTTGTCCTCTGTTTCAGCGGACAAATCAACGCTTGGAGTAGCTCCTGAAGTTGACACGCCTTGAGTCCCACATTGTGGCACATTAACCGTACCAGCTACGGTTTCTTTGCGTAGAAATGGATATAATTCTAACGGATTCGCGTATCCTTGTTTGTTAGAATTATATTGAGTCTTCCAATCTAGGTTCGATCTGTATTTTGACATCATAATCTCCTTACATATTCATTATGTTTTTAATATATTTTATATTATATATTAAATTCCAAATCCTGTTCGCATCTAGCATATTTAAATCCGTAATTGTCTGTAAAGGTATTGAATTAAGGATTAAATTATGTCCATTGTGCGGCAATGAAATCGCTCCATTTGCTCGCCCTGTATAAGCATTAGCGTATAAACAACGCATAATACACCCTTTTATCACTGTCATTTCATCATCAGTTGTCGCTTTTTTAGCAATAATCCTGAAAATAAATTCACTGTCGACCTCTACAGTACCGCCAGTCGTAATCTTATAAGCTTCATCACCATTGATTATTTCAATCAGTGGTAATAAATTATTGTTATAATTCATGGACATCTTTGGTTCAAATGTAACATTTTGTATTGTTACAGGATAGCCGTTTGTCGTTGTTATATTTTGAAATCTTTCTTTTAAAGCTTGCAAAATCATGATGCACCTGCTTCTAATTCATCAATCGCTGGCTGAATATATGGTCTTGCTGGAATAGTAACACGCTTCACTAGTAGATATTTTAGTCTTTTATCTTCAGCGAATAATCCAGCTCTTGCATTGCTAAATTGAATAAAATGTAACTTAAATTCTTTAGCTCGCCGACCTCGCACATCATCCGCCACTGGAATAGTTAACCATTTGCGATTCTTTGGGGTTATAATTCCACCAAATTCGTGTATACTAGCATAAGGTACATTTTGCCCACCAACTGTTATTATTGGTTCATTATTCTCTATACTGACCACTACAGAATTACGCAAGGCCCCCGAACGCCCCGAACGAATGCCAGCAGTCCCTTGCTGACCTACAACTCTACCGCCAAAATTCTTATCAATATTTTTGACTATCTTATTTTTTAGCATATGAGCATAAGTTAATTTCCATTGGAAATCAATTTTTTCAGCGTCTGAATTAAATCGGGCAAAGTCTGCAGTAAACTCAATCATAATACACCCCGATAGCATGCAATAGTTCCAGCTTCTAGCCTTTTATATTTTTCTATTATTCCTACGACTTCGCCGAGTAGACCGCCCACAAATAGACTATTATCTTTTTTAAGCGTCTCGTTCATTTTGCTTATTTCTGAAAAACCTAAAAAATTATTTTCACCGCCATAAGTATTAAAATAATAACTAGTCTGCAAAAGACAAGCGAATTTCAAATCATATGGTAGTGAATTGCGAGCGTATCCAGCAAGATAGGTTATATTTATTTTAATTTCAGGTCGTAACATTGTGAATAATTGAATAATTCCATCAGAAAAAAGGCTAGAGTCATAAGAATAAAGAGCAGTATCAAGCTCGCTAGTGTCAACTTTTAGAGAACTAATTGATATCAAAGGGAATTGTGCAAGAAATAATTGATCCGTCCCTGAACTGATTATCTCTTGTGTGTAAGTAGAGGATAAAAACACCCTACTGCAATATTTTTGAATAGCGTCATGACTTGCATTACAACAAAAATCAATCTTAGCAGAATTAGCAGTGTAACCACTCGAAAACCACATTGATAAATCGGAAGATTCTAATATGTTATCTGCTAATAGTGACATCTTATTTTACCTTTTCTTCAATCGGATGCAAATAAGTACCGTGAATGTTGATTATACTTGTATATTCTTCATTAGTTAGCTCAATTGTCTCTTGAGGCTTCACCAATTTACCGCCTTTAAATTCTGTCATTATTAGTTCATATTTTCCAATATATTTTAATTTCATTTAACTTAAACTCCCAAATTTCTGAGAATTACCGCAGATATTTCAGTCGCTGATTGCGTAACTCCACCAAAACAATGGCGAGCTTTTGCAGTCATTAACATGCTGTCTTGTGATGGATCGCTTGGAGCTACCCAAAGACGTATAGGAGAACGTTCGCCAATTACGAAACGGCTTTTGTCAACTAATAACATCGCTGATAAAGTTGCAGTAACACCATCATAAACAGCATTTGCATTTAGATTTACTGGCATTTTTCCAGCTCTATAACCTTGAACGCCAAATAATGGGAACATTTGACCCGTTAGCAATGTGGCATTAGCTCCAACATTTTGAACGGTTAACACTTCAGGTATTTGACCTGTAATTACGGAGTTCCATGTTTTAGAACTCATAATCCACATCAAGTTTTCAGGGCTGGATTTGTCAACAAGGCTCATAAGAGCTTGAAGGTCAGCTAATGCTAATTTATCGCCACCAGCGTTAACAATTGAACCATTAGCAGAGTTTGCAAGTGCTATTTTTCTTAAGCCCTTGAATGCTTTTCTAAAATCTTTAGCATCTGTAACATTGCTATCCATATGTGTAGCAGTATCATCGCCGTTTAATATAGCGTTTTCAAGGCTTCTTGCTATTCCAAGCCCACATTCTATGCGAACTTTTTCAAATAGTGAAGGATCAATATTGTCAGCTAAAAAATCTTCGTATAATTTTGTATGCACAACGTTATTTTTCGCCGTCATATTTACATAAGTGCCACTTGTGCTTTGAGCCGTAAATGTTGCCGTTTCAGTCTCAAGTTTGCCTTCTAGCACACCTTGAAACATTGGCATATTTTGGCTAACGTTTGTCATTCTTTGTGTATTAAAATACGATGCTAAGCCTAGAGGAATTTCAAGCTCATCAAAAGTGAAGCTAGTAAATGTTGTTTGGATCCAGCTTGACCAATCAGTGGAATTATAAGCTTTAGCTATGGAGTTCATGAAATATTTATATTGTTGTGTTTCAGATGTATGAACATTTCTACCATATTTATTGCTTTTAATTTGTGCTTCTAATTGAATATTAGAAATCAATTTTTTAATTTTGATTAACTCGTTGCGAGCTTCCACGTCAATCGCCATGCTCTTTAAGCATCGTGTTTGTTTTTCTTCGTGTTGACTCATTAGCACGCTTGCAACATCTTTTATGCCGACATTTTCTAACTCTTCTTGAACTAGAAATGCTTTTGAATGCCCTACAGCAGGAGCTTGAGCAGACGATAATATTTTAGATATATTATCCTCTTTTGATTTCAACTCTGCTTGTTTTTCAGCCACTTTTTTCTTTGCGTTTTCGACATTAAACATCAATAAACTCCTTACAATAAATTTTGTGTCTCGACAATTATGTTTTCTAATTCACTAATATATTTACTTTTTACGGATAAATCAGCTTTTAATTGCTCATTTTCACTAATAATAGTACTTAAATTAGTTATTTCCTCTTTAATTTTCTCAACTATAGCCTTGATATCGTCTAGCATTTTAACTCCTTTTTGATGGCTTTTTTGATGGCTTTTTTGATAAAAACTATCTAGCGTCGCATTTGCATCCATTGGCACAGACACAACACTAATCTCCAATAATTCTGCATTTTTATAAATATATGTTTGATTTTGTTTGTCATAATCATAATCATGCCCAATAAAACCAACAGAAAGCGTTTTTAGTATGCCTTGTTTTATGAGTTTCACTACGTTATTTTGTAGTTCCGTCATTTCTGTATCCACATGACCGATCTCAGCGGTGAATTTAAGTCCGCTTTCGGTTGCGAATAACTCAGTTATTCGCCCTAATGGACTCGCATAATCGTGATTGTGTAATAAAATAGGGTTTTTCTGAAAGTTAGCCAAATCCCAACAACTTTTAGGCATAATATCGGATGCCCTGTCTTTTTGTCCTGAATTTGCAGTCCCTTTAATAATAAATACTTTGTTAAGTGAAAAATTTTCAGTACTCACCTGGTTTATATCTATTTGCGTTAAATCTATTTCTTTTTTTTCGATCTCAATGTTTGAAGTAATAAAATTTCTATTCATAATTGAACCTCCATGTTGTATTTTGAGGCTCATTTTTTATGATAACTATATATTACGCCTTAAAGTTTCATTTAATCGATAAGATTTCTATATCTAAAACGCACCTGCAGTTAATCACATCGTCCGCACTTCCATAAGCACTATCTCGAGGATACCGAAGCCCATTAGAGAAACGTTTATTATTCAATGATTCTTTATCGTTCTCATCCCAAAATATAACCTCGCCATTCATTGCAGCGTGTGCGTCTCGTGTAAAAGAGTCCAGTAATGAATTCCATGTTTTTTTAGCTTTTTTAGCATACGTTTGGACATCTGAGGTTGCTTTTTCGCTTGCTAGAGATAAAGCGTGTCCTATTTCAGTTCTTACTATGGTATTTGCTTGAGATTTATAACTTTCTCCAAATACTAATCTTACTTTTGTAGACAAATCGGCTTGTGATTGTGTAGGATTTTGTTGTGTTTCGGTGATTAAAAATTGAAAGGCTCTTTGTGTGTAAGTTGCTGAATAGCCGTCAAAATTATTGCTAGCATCATTTTTAATTTTGCCAAGCAAAAAATCATTAGCACGCCTAACAAGCGATGTGGTAAAATCAGTCGGCAATGACTTCTTTGGTATATTTCTTATTATGTTGCTCATAATGCTTTTATAATACTTTACCGATTTTATTAACAAAAGCGAGTTAAGGGAGGTTAAAAATTTTTCTTTGCGAGCGGTTAAAATCCAGTCATTAAAATTATCCATTGACCATGTGGGATTATTTGCTATTTTAGCCGTCCACGCATCTAGCTCTAAATTTAGAAGCTTTTCAATTTCTGAATTTTCAAATAAGGTTAAGTCTTTTTTTTTTAAACTCTCGCTAGGAGGCATGCTTAAAGCTTCGCTTACTGGCTCAACGCTTATAGTTTCTATTACTGCAATCTCTTCATAGCCTAATAATTTTCTAATCTCATTCTGAGTCAATACAGAGCTTAAATAAGGTATTTGAGAAATTATTTTATCTTGTTGTGATAGATATTTTATATTTGAATTATCTATTATAATTTTTTTATTGCCTAATAGTGTTTTAATCCGTTGGTTATTTTCTAAAGCACTACAATATAAAGCTTGAATTGGTAAGATAGTTTGTTCATAAAATATTTGCATTTGAATTTCAGAATTTGCATAATTAACGCTATCCGTATCGCCAAAAAAAATAGGAGGAACGCCAAGAAGTGAGGCTAAATCTCTTTTATTTGCTTTTATGATTTCTAATATCTGCATTTCTGAAAGTTTTTGAGAGCTAGATGACCATTTAGCTCCTTTTGGCAATACTTTATCAGAAAAGGCATTCTTACGCCCTGAAAATGAACTTCTAAGTGAGGAAATTAAGCGATTTAATGCATTTAGGTCATTAGTATCTGTTTCAATTATCCCTGTAGAATTTCCGCCACGAATAAAAAAAGTGTTCAAAAATTCATAGCTATATCTATCGCACATCAAATTTAGCAATGCTACTTCAACAACGCTATCACCAAAATCAGATGAAAAAATCGACGGCATTTTAAAATGAATCATATCATCAATATTAATAGTAGCGTCATCTTTACTATTAGAAATTAGATAGTAATTATCTTTTTTAGCTCGCACAAAACAAGGATCAATCCTTTGAAACACTCTTGTAGTTGGCATATAGGCTAAATATGCATTGCCATGTATGTAAAGATCAATAATATTTTCCATATGGACCGTTTGGCTTACCAAAGAAGCTTTTAAAAATTCCAATGTTCTATCATTTTGTTCATTATCAGCAATCATAAATTTACAGGTCAAAAATTGTTTAGCAATCGGGTTAATAATTACCTGTAAAATCTTTTCCGTGCGGTAAAGGTTTTTCATTTGCTCACGAGAAATATAGTTATTAAAGCCAGATGTCATATTTATTTGTTCGGTAAAGCTTGCCCAATTTAGATTTTTTTCATGCACTTCAATTGGATGATTATAGATTACTTTCTCTTCAATTTTAGGCATTTCTTTTACTGTTAGCACTGGTGCAGATAGCTCTTTTTTATTCCAAAAAAACTTCATTATTTTCATCCTTATAGCAGAACGTCAGGGTTATATTTCTCTAAGTCTGCTAAACTCATGACCGCATATAAAGAGCCTAATTTTAAAATGTATACATTATTATCAGTAATCCCAATAAGTTTATAGATATCCTCATCATTGATTTTATAGTCTTGCTGTAAAACATATTTATCACTTAATTCTTGAATATTACTTAATAAGATGTGTATATCTTGAGCTTTATTTTTAATCACAAATATTTGATTTAATAAATCAGGAATTAACAACTCACTCGCAGGATTTGCGATTGCGTTTGTTGTTTGTGTTATGAGCGTTGCGCATAAATCTTTTAATTCCTGAGCATTTTTTTTAATTTTCTTCCTATTATTTAGTGAAATCATGCGATAACTCCTTTTAATTTATTTGTTTCAGTGATTAAATTATTGATTTGTTCTTGTTGAGCGTCAACAATTTTAGCTAAATCCTGTACTGCCTTACCAACGAATGACCCCATATGGTTTTCATAAAATCCAATCTTAGGTTCATTATCTATTTTAGTATCAAAAAATAATTCAGGTACTAGAGGTTTAACTTGTTGTGCTATTAGTCCAATTTTTTTAGGTTCTATATTCTTATCTGTTTTCCAGCGAAATGTAACAAAGTTGATTTGTTTTAGCTCGCTTAAACCATAATTTAAATCTTCAATATCTTTTTTTAGAGTTCTATCAGATGTTGAAGTTGTTAAATATCCCGAAGTGCTATTGCGATATACTGGTACTGTTGAGGTTCCATTATTCAATGAAAAACCTAAATAATTACCCCAAACAGTATTTCCTCGAACACCATATCCTGTATCTGAATATCCACTTACGCCATCACCGTTAGTTGCTTCTCCTCTTACTCCTGTTCCACCAGATCCAGCAACTCCACGCACACCATACCCATTCACGGTACTGCCATAAACCCCTGTCCCTGAGCTTGTACCTTCGCCATAGACTGCATAACCGCTAGACTTACCATGTACTCCATGACCTCCACCTGTGTTTTCAAAAAAACCTCCATATCCACTTGCATGTGCATTTAATCCTGCTACACCAGCAATACCAGATCCTTCACCTGCTCCTGTTATAGTCCCAAATACACCATGATTCTTAGTAGATGTACCATAAACACCAGTGCCAGAAATTGCGAAACCATAGACACCAAAACAAGCACTTCCTGCGAGACCATCATTATAGCCACTATAACCATAAACACCTTTACCAACATTTTGTGTTGGTGCCAATTCACCTTGCAAACCCGAACTCCCTGACCCTGAGACTACACCACGGACGCCTATTTTGCTTGTCCCGCTAGAAAAACTCTGAATCCCATGACTATCTCTTGAAGTCGCATAGATTGCAGTAGAGCTAAGAGATGAAGCATAGATCCCATAACTATCGTTATTAGCACCCCCATCGTATGTATTCGTGAAATATCCGCCATTTCCGTATGCTGCTGATGCTGTTCCATATACGCCATAACCATTTGTGCCTGAATTCGAACCATGAACGGCTGAATAGCCGTTACCGTTTGCGGTAGCATATATAGCTGTTCTACTTGCAGGAGCTAGAACTCTCATAGGCATATCATAAACAAAACCTGTATCTGTCAAAGCGGACATTGCATTATCAACATTAGCACTAGGAACTATATTAGCATTCCAGTGCGCAGAAGACGATCCAATAGTTTCATTGCTTAATGTGCTAGAAGTAATTGCGGTAGCTGTAGTTTTATAATGTATACCCCAAAGTATTGCTTGCGCGGTTGAATTATAAGCTATTAGAAGGGTACACGTTCCATCTGCATTGCCACAAGTTATGCCAGAAATATGACAAGCAGAGGAAAGAAGTCCATAAGAAACCATTTCTTGAATCGTTAATAAATTATATTGCTTAAAAGCTT